GTTTTGTTGGTATCGGTGTTAACTCGGTACCATCAAGAATAAGGTATTTTGCAAATTCTGCAAGCTTTACCTTCATTTCTGGGTTATGTGGATTATACAGATAACCCTTATTAAGATTGCACTCAACGTTCGCTGAATGCATCAATCGTTGATAAAGATTCGGGATTACCGTATCTTTATCTTCACAGGTTATTAGGCTATCATCGCCTAATACCCTATAGAAATCTTTTGGATCCAGATGAGGATCAAAAAGTCTCAAAGTCGTGAGCATCACGATATGATGCTCAAGCGAGAAGCTCGGAAAGGATGATAAAAATCCTTGCGGTTGCCCATTTGAAAATGAGAAGTTTCGCTCATTTCCACCTATGTTGATGCAAGATTGACTTGTCATCATCTCTAGCCATGTATTGGCTAAATCCAATGCATAATCATTCTTACCAAAGATTAAATCTTTGATAATCAACCATTGCAGACCGATACTGAAAGTATCAGTTGCAGAAGTGAGATCCAAGGAGTATATACTCCATGTATCTTTCTTTTCCATAACACTTTTTATGTGCTCTGGACCCTTTTTCTGATCAAATGTGCAATCACTACTCACATTTCTCAGAACTCTAGCGATAAGGTTATGATAGTAACCCAATCGATCTTGCTCGGAATTATTCAATGGATGTATAATCCGAGGTTTAGGTTTCTTCTGTTTTATTGAAACAGAGAACCTTCTTTTAGATTTTGCAGATATACTTCTTGCAAAATCTTCAGAGATCACATAGTCCTGTTTAAATTGGACTATAGAATCAAAGTTACTTTGAGGATAAATTTCCTTAAAGTAATCAGGCTCTACACTGGATGCGAACAACCCAGGTAAAGTTACTACCCTGCCCTTAGTTTTAAAACTAGTGCAGGAACTATTACTAGATAATACTGGATGAGTATTATCATAGATGAATAATCTCTGGTCTCTGTACAAGAGTCGCAAAGATCTAACAATATCCTCGGCCCATTTTGGTGGACGAAGGGTAGAATCTAAACTAAAACGCCTTATTATGCGTATAGTTTCTTTTAAATCCTCGATTCCTTCCCGAATTTCTGGATTTGATTGAGTATTGGAGACTGTAAAGTCCTCAATATTTGACCATGTTGATAAGCCGGAAATCTTATCAATCATCTCATTATTCATCCTATCTTTTTCAGATGGACGAAGTTCAGGTTCGTTAACAATGTTATAAACACTTGTTAACACTCTTGTGATGACTATGGCATTTTCTACCGTTAGTCCTCTACCTACATGATAAAAGACTTTTAAAGCCTTGTACCATGACCTAAATGACCGAGGTCTAATCTCCTCAGACATTACTGTAATACTGTTAACTTTTACAGTTAAAGTATTATTATTCAAAAGGATATTTGTAGAATACCCTTCTGTCTTGAAACTCTGTATGATGTAAGTCAATACAGAATTTAAAGTCCGTTGGTGCCTTTTTGAGGCACACCGGAATTCTTCCCTGGACTGGTCAGAATCTAGTCGCTCGTAATGTGATATGAAGCTGTGAACGCAGTTGAATATTATGCTTTCAATCTGCAGACAATAAAGTTCTGGGATTGCTTCGGTTAACATAAGGCCTTTTAAAGCCTTTATGAAATCCTTGATTCTGATATCTGAACCCAGATTCAGAAAACCAGTTGAATTCTTACCATAAAAGGTATTAATTCGTTTGGATGCCATAAGACACCACCTCTTATAGTAAACTAACAGATACGCTGGGAACCGAATTATAGGTAGGGTTCATCCAGGCGCACTGAACGCGAGACACGAGGCATTTGCCTCACTGGGCAAGTG